CAGGTCCCCCGCCAGCCGCGCGGCGGCGGCCAGTCCGGCCCCACGGCCTTCGGCTCCGGCACCGGCCAGCCCCAGCAGCAGGCCCCAGCCCAGCCCCCAGCGGCCGGAACCTGGCAGGCGCCCCAAGGCGGCGCCCCGAACGACCCGTGGGCCACGGGCGGCTCCACCTCCATCGGTGACGAGCCCCCGTTCTAGCCTCAGGAGGCCGTAAGCATGAGAACCCGACGTGGCCGTGGGCGCAGCCCGCCCGGCGGCTTCCACCTGTTTTGTCCTTACCAGTCTTGTCAGGAGTAACCGTTGTCATGGTTCGTGGTCGATGACCAGGCCTTCCAGCACCCCAAGCACCAGGCGCTCATGCGCCGGGGGCTTGCTGGGGACGCTGATGCGCTTGGCGCTGGGTACCTGTGGGTCCTGGCTGGCTCGCGGATCAAGGCCGCACTGGGGGAGGGGACGCTGGACAGGTACGACCTGCTTCAGCTCGTCCCGGACCCAGAGCGCGTCTTCCGAATGGCGGGGCTCCTGGTAGAGGTGGGCCTGTGGCACGACGCTGGCCACGGCTGCGACCGGTGCGAGCCGGTCGAGCCGGGCCAGTACCGGTTCCACGACTGGAGTATCTACCACAAGCGATCGAACGCTGACGAGCGGATGATCAAGGCGCTCCGAGAAGAGCGCAACGACCCACGGCTGCACGCGGCGGTATGGGAGCGTGATCGGCTCCCGATCCACCTCAAGCAGGCCCCAGAGGGACCTGACGAGGCCGTGTGCGCCTACTGCGAGCAGCGCCTGTCACGCTCGACCCGTAAGGGCGAGCTGCGCCCGGAGATCGACCACGTCCTGCCCCGCCCGCTGGGCGTGGACAACCTGGTGATCTCCTGCGCCGGCTGCAACCGCAAAAAGGGCCAGCGCCCACCGAAGGCGGCTGGACTGACTCTGCACCTGACCCGGGCCCACGAAGAGGCCCTCACCGTCCGTGACGCACGCTCGCACCCCACAGGGTCCGCAGGGCTGCGCGCGGCGATGATGGCCTCCGACGAGGGGCTGCTGGATCAGGAGCTCAACACCGGCCAGGACAGCCCGGAGCGCCCCGAGGGGGTCGCTGGGCAGGAGCCAGATTCTCACCGCTCGCACCCGGAGAGACCCGCCAGATCGGGCCTGCCGGATGGCTGCTCGCACCCGTCAGATCCGACGGCGTCCGCAGGGTGCCACCCGTCAGGTCCTGGATCGCGCACTCCGGCGTCCGCAGGGCAGGAGAACCCGGGTACCTGCTCGTCCCCCGACGACGGCTCCGGGCTGTCTGACCGTGTCACCGAGCCTGCGGAGCAGTCCCAACCGCCCGCGCCAAGGCACCGAAAGAAACCCTATTTAACATTCAACGGGAGAAGTCTGCCCATTTCCGGGCCCAGGCCGACCCCCGTCGACGCGCTCGGCCAGAACACTCGACCTCAGGCTCACCCTGACGTTCGAGCGCTGGTCGGGCCTTTCGCCGAGCCCGCCGACGTCGAGGAGCCTCACGCGCGTACGGGCGTACGCGCCCACGTGCGCCCGCACGCGCCCGCTCTCACGGGCGCACGCGCGCTGGCAGGGCAGGGCAGGGCGGGGGTCGGCACCGGCAGGGCGGGGCAAGGGCAGGCAGGGCCCGGCAGGGTCCCCGATCAGGAACCTTCAACGGACCAACCCGCTGACCGGCCACCCAGACCGAGACGAAGACGCAAGCGGGGCAAGCGAAAGGCAGTTACCACGGGAGCCTCTTTAGGAACCTGCGTTGAGCACGGCGACTACCTTCCTTGCAGGCTGTGCGACCTGGGGGAACTGGAAATGGCGATGACTGAGGAGGAGAGATGAGTCGCTGCGCTTCGGGGTGCGTCATCGTTGGTGAGCACCTGGCCGATTGTGCGGGTGTCGATGACGAGGGACGCTCCTGCCGTGGGTGCCTGCCGTGCCCGTCCGAGTTCGGAGTCCTGTGCCCGAGGTGCTGGGGGAGACTCCAGTCCGCAGTCAGGACGCTTCCCGCGTTGATCGATCACCTGTTCGAGGTCGCGGTACCGTCGATGTCCTCACCCCAGGGGTGCGGTGGCGGTGGCCGCCCATCGCCAGGTTCCCGGTCCCTGTACCCGGCGTCTCTGGGGACAGCCGATGATCTCGTGGCCATGCTGGCCTCCTGGTGTGATCAGGTGGCCGACGCCCTGGGCGTATCAGCTCCGTCGCGTCGTGGGCTGTGGGTGACTGAGGAACGGGTGCTGCGAGACCCTGCCACCGGCGGCGTCTACGTGTCCGGCAGCGAGGTGGCCGGTATCCGGGACCCTGCGGTGGCCGGCCGCCTGGTGGCCTGGCTCGAGCCCCGTCTTCCGAGCGTCGCCGCTTTTCCGTGGGCGGCGGACATGCTTTCAGACCTGGGGGACGCCACAGCGCGAGCCGCCGCTCGCTGGCCGGTGGAGGAACCTGACCGGCGAGTGATCGACGTGCGCTGTCCGTCGTGTGGGGCGTTCTCGCTTGTGGTGCACCCACCCCGTGTCGAAGGTGGCTCCGAGCAGGTGGTCTGCTCGCTCCCGGCCTGTGGGCTGGTGATGCCCGAGGAGGACTGGGCCCGAGCTCGGGCATGGGCTGTGGTTGTTGCCCGCATGTCCGTCCCGGCTGAGGCGGTCGCGTCATGATGGTGGCGGGGGAGAGGTGGGAGCGCATCAGTGCCATCCCGTCCTTGGTGCCCGGGCTGCCGGCGGGCACGGTGAGTGCCTGGGCGTCCTCGGGCCGTATCCGCCGCGTACGCAGCGGGGGAGAGTCATGGGTCGCTTTCGCTGACGTTCTGGTCGCTGATGCCGCCAGACGGCGGCGCAGGGCCCCTGCACGGCGTGTCTGAACTGGAGTGATTGCTGCTTTTCGTGGGGCGCGTGTATGGTTTGCAGCAGCGGCACCAGTGTCGTCAATGCCAGGCCCGAGCGGATCGCCGTTCGGGCCTCTGACGTCTTCGGCTACGGTAAGCCCATGGCATCGAGGATCTGCTGGAACTGCGAGCAACTTACCCACATGGCCCCAATCGATGCGCCGATCTATTCCACGGACGGCGACTTTTGGACGCGTACTTACCGTTGTGACAGTTGTTTCGCTGCCTCGGTTGCGAAGATGCCCGGTTATTCTGCTGATCCTTACCTTTCCCACAAAGCGGAGGACGTGTTCGAGGAACCGCGTGCAGACATCGATTGGCTTCCGGCTACCGTGCGGGGCAGACGGTTTGAGGACGTTCCTTCCCCAGTACGCGGCGCGGCCTCCGAAGCCTATGAGTGCCAATCAATCCGCTCCTTCCGGGCGGCCATCCTCATGGCCCGCTCGGTCGTAGAGGCGGTAGCCAAGGACCAGGGGGTTGTGGATGGCTCCTTGGTCAAGAAGATCGACGCCCTGGCAGAGCGGGGGATCATCAGTACCCTGGTCAAGGACACTGCCCACGAGATCCGGCACATGGGCAACGAGATGGCACACGGTGACTTCGTCCAGGACGTGACCGAGGAAGAGTGTGACGACGTCCTGAACTTCATGAGTGTCCTGCTCGACGCCGTCTACCAGCAGCCCGCGAAGCTCACACGCTTCCGTGCTCAGCGCCAGGCCCGCACCTCAGCTAAGACCACACACTGACCAGCCGCACATTCGGCGTCGAGAGGAGGCGAGGCGCTGGTGGCGCAACGCTCATCCTCCCGTCACATGCGAGAGCTGCGCACCGCTTTCTTCGAGGAGGGAAAGCGCCTCGACGCAGACCCAGCCACTCGAGCGCAGGCGGACTGCTGGATCTGCGGTCAACGCATCGACTACGACGCCGCGCCCGGCTCCACCGAGGACTCCCACGAGCTTGACCACGCACTGCCCGTGGCCACGCACCCCGAGGCGCAGGAGGACCCGTCCAACTTCAAGCACGCTCACCGTCGCTGCAACAACAAGCGGGGCAAGACTGCGCCGAGAGGTGACTTGGGTGACCAGGTCTCACCGTGGTGGTGAGTGCCTACCCCGTCCTTTTCCGCCTTTCCGGAGTGACGGCGGAAAAATCCACAAACCCCTCCTGGCCGGACCACCCCCCGCCCGCGCTGATCCTCTCTCCCCGGCATTTTTACCCCGGGGGTGCCTTGAAATGGCGCGGATGCGACACGAAAACGGGACATTTGATGCGAAATCGCGTGAAAATTCGTGCCCTTGCGCGATCTGGGCTCACAATCACCGAGATCGCCCGTGTCGTGGGGTGTTCAAGGGGCGCTGTCTACCGCGCCCTGGCCCCGGACGCCCGGCTGACCTATCAGCGGCCCAGCATGTGGGACAGAGAGGGCGCTGCCGTGGGTGAGCTGCTGTCCTCCTACCCGCAGATGAGCTCTGTAGCGCTCGCGGCCCGCTCCGGCTGGTCCGGGTCCCTTCGACAGCTGCAACGGGAGGTACATCGGCGTCGCTCTGATGCCGTCAGGAACGCTGAGACGCAGGGCGTGATCGTTCGTCCCGCTCCCGTACTGTCTGCGCCATCCTCCTGGAGGTGATCGTCTTGGAGATTCACGAGACCCTGGCGTCTCTGGTCGTTCCCATCGACGATGTGAGGCCCTACGCTCACAACCCGCGTCGCGGGGACCTTGAAGCGATCAAGGAGTCCCTGCGCCAGCACGGCCAGTACCGGCCTGTCGTCGCCAGCGTCCGCACGAGCGAGATCCTGGCCGGCAACCACACCTGGCAGGCCGCGAAGGCTCTCGGCTGGGAGCACATCGCGGTCTCCTGGGTCGATGTAGACGATGAAGAGGCCGCCAGGATCGTCCTGGTGGACAATCGCACCAACGACATCGCCGGCTACGACGACGCCGCTCTGGCCGAGCTGCTCTCCTCCCTGCCGGACCTGACCGGGACCGGCTACGATGGCGCCTTCCTGGCGGAGCTCCTACCCGGCGAGGAGCCTGCCGCACTGACCGACGTCGACGCCGCTGCCCCCGTACCCAAGGAGGATTACACGTGCCGTCTCGGGGACGTGTGGCACCTGGGAGACTCCCTCCTGCTGGTCGGGGACGCCACCGACACCGACGCAGTCCTCGCCGTCCTGGGCGACGAGCGCGCCGACTGCGTGTGGACCGACCCTCCGTACGGCGTGAACTACTCCGGCGCCGCCGGCCAGATCAAGAACGACTCCTCCGAGGACCTACCAGACCTGCTGAGTGGAGCCTTTCGCACCATCGTGACCGCAACCCGTCCAGGGGCCCCGGTCTACGTCGCCTACGCCGACACCGAGGGCCCCGCCTTCCAGACAGCAATGATGTCCGTCGGAATCCGAGTCCGCCAGCATCTCGTATGGGTCAAGAACACACTCGTGCTCGGCCACTCCGACTACCAATGGCGCCACGAGCCCATCTGGGCAGGACACACGCCCGCTGAGGACAAGGACTTCGAGGACCCGACTGCCCTTACCCACGAGGGCCTGGTTTACGGCTACGCCCCAGGCGGCGAGGGCCGCCTTGGACGCGGCGGACCCGGCTGGTACGGCGGCCACGACGCCACCACGGTCTTCGAGGTCCCCAAGCCGCCACGCAACCCGGACCACCCGACGATGAAGCCCGTCGAGCTCATCACCCGAATGCTCACCAACTCCTGCCCGCCCGGCGGTCTGGTCCTGGACCTCTTCGGAGGCTCCGGCTCAACCCTCATCGCGGCCCACCACCATCGGGCCCGCGCGTTCCTGGTCGAGCTCGACGAGCGCTACGCCGACGCCATCTGCCGCCGCTGGCAGGAGCACACCGGAATCCTGCCCGTCCGCGAAGGCGAGCCCATCGACTTCCTGGCGGCGCAGGAGGAACCGTGACCTCCGCCGGCATAGCGGCCAAGGCACTCGAGCTGAGACTGGCCGGAGCCTCTGAGGCACAGATCGCCGACCACCTGGGCCTGCCCGACGTCGACGCCGTCCGCAGGGAGATCTCCAACGCGCTCGCGGCCCGTCCGGACGCGGATATCCCGGAGACGCTTTCCCTCGAGCTGGCCCGCCTGGACCGCCTGCACATGGCGGTCTGGCCGCAGGCGACAAAGGGCAGCCTCGGGGCGGTGGACCGGATCATGAAGATCTCGGAGCAGCGCATGAGACTCCTGACGGCGCTGCAGCACGCTGGCATGCCGCTGACGCCGGCGTCGCTGGGGAAAGCGCGGGCTACCCCATTACCTTGCCTCAGCGTGTGAGTGATTGAGTGAGAGGAGGACACCGTGTCCTCCTACCCGCCACCACCCGAGTCCCTGGAGGAGGATGCGGCCCAGGTGTGGTGTGACACCCTGGAGGCCTACGGCGCCGGCGCTGCGAAGGTCGCCGGCCCTCTCCTGGAGGAGTACTGCCAGGCGGTCGCCATAGCCCGCCGAGCTCGCAAGCGCGTCGACGATGAGCAGATCATCGTCGGGGACGCCAAAGGCTCCCCGATCGCTCACCCGGCGATCGCCATCGAGCGCCGCGCCATGGAGACCATCCGTCGGCTGGAGGACCGTTTCAAGCCACCGCTGCGCCGCCAGGGCACCTACGACCAGGGGTTCATGGTCCGCAAGACCAGACAAGCCGTGGACGCCGCGCCCGAGCTGCGCGACGAGCCCCGCTACGCCGGCGCGGTGGCCGCGACCATGACCCTGGCTTGGATCATCGACGAGTCCCAGCGCGCTGGCGGAGAGGTCCTTCGCCGTGCCGCCTACGGCCCGATCCCCACCTACCTCAAGACGCTCGAGAAGCTCGGTCTCACCCCGACCCTGCAGGCCGTCGACGACGTCCCTGACGCCGATGGCGCCGAAGCGGCAGCAGTGACCTCAATAGACGCGTGGATGAAGGCCAATGGAGCCTAAGCACTTCGGCCGCACCGAGCCCAGACTCTGGACCCGCCCGCTACGTCCCCTGACCCCCGAGACGTCCAGAGGCTTCGAGGTAATCGAGTTCGCTCTTGTCTTCCTCGGCGTCGAGCTCTACCCCTGGCAGAAGTGGCTGCTGATCCACGCCCTGGAGACCCTCCCCGATGGCTCCTACCGGTTCCGCCGCGTCATCGTCCTCGTGGCCCGCCAGAACGGCAAGTCCCTCCTGGCGACCGTGCTGGCCGCCTGGTGGCTCTTCGTCGACTCACGCAGACGCACCGACAAGGTCAAGCCCCTGGACTTCAAGATCGTCGGCACCGCCCAGAACCTCGACATCGCCCGCGGCCCCTGGGACCGCATCAGGAACTGGTGCAACCCCAAACCCTCCACTGACGAGGAACGCGATCTCATCATCCCGCCATTGCAGGCCGCCACCGCCGCCGTCACCGACACCAACGGCAAGGAACGCATCATGGCGCGCTCGCGGGCCCACTACGAGATCCGCGCCGCCAGCTCCGCTCGCGGTAAGCCTGCAGCCAGGGTCCTCATGGATGAGCTGCGCGAGCAGAAGACGTGGGAGGCCTGGAACGCGGTCGCACAGACGACGAAGTCGTTCTGGTCGGGACAGCTGTGGGGCATCTCGAACGCCGGAACCCCGAAGTCGGTCGTGCTGCTCAAGCAGCGTGAGGTCGGCCTGCGTCTCATCGAGGAGTGGGACCGCTACGTCGAGGCCGGAATCATGGCGGCCGAGGAGTACGCCAACGATCCCACGCACGACACGTCAGTCGGCCTGTTCGAGTGGTCCGCGCCGGACGGGTGCCCGGTCGACGACGTCGACGGCATCCTGCAGGCCAACCCGTCGATCGGCTACGGCTCAATCACGGTGGCCTCGTGCATCTCGGACAGTGAGTCGATGACTGACGCGGCCTACCGCACCGAGGTGCTGTGCCAATGGGTTGCCGCCCTGGTTGACACCTATGTGCGCGTGAAGGACTTCGAGGACACGCACCTGCCACCGGCCGACGTGCGAGCGATGATCCCCGAGGGCGCACGCACTGTGTGGGGCATCGACACCTCCCAGGACCGGTCGATGACCTACGTCGCTTCGGCTGTCAGTCTCAACGACGGGCGCCCGTTCACGACCGTGTGGGCACAGCGAGCGGGCATGATGTGGCTCCCTGCCTACCTCACTGACCTGGCTCAGGAGTCCGGCCACTGGGAGGTCGCCTTGCAGACCAAGGGGTGCCCGGCCATGGAGTTCGCCAGCCCGCTGGAAGACGCCGGCTTCACCGTCCACGCCGTCGACGGCGCCCATATCGGTATCGCCACAGGCCGCTTCCGCGACCGGATACGTGACGGGCAGCTGGTGACCGTGGCCCAGCCGGTGGCCCGCATCGCGATCGAGGGTGGTGTCACTTCCAGGTACGCCGAGAACGACGCCTGGTCCCGGGTGAAGTCGCCGACAGACATCTCCCCGATCGTGGCTGAGACCGTCGCGCTCTACGGCCTCGAGCTCTGCGCGCCCGACGAGCCCGAGCCGATCCTTCCACCGACTCCGGCTGCGGTCGTCCGCCGTGACGACGTCCCGGGGCAAACCCCCGCGCTCGGGGACTGGCTCAGCGAGAACCTGCGCGACGTCCGCTTCTGACCCCGCTATGACCCCTGATGGGAGGTGGTGACCAGTGACCCGTGAAGTCGGCTACCAGGTAGATCCCACACTGGCGTCCTGGGGGACCCTCGCCCAGGACACCGCCGAGACCAATCCCGACCTGGCCTGGCCGGCCAGCGTCGCCGTCTTCGACAAGATGCGCCGAGAGGACTCCCAGGTCTCCTCCGTGCTGCGCGCAGTGACCCTGCCCGTACGCTCAGCCACTTGGGCCATCGACCCCACGGGCGTCCGACCTGAGGTCGTCGACCTGGTCGCATCCGACTTGGGCCTGCCCGTCGTCGGTCGCCCGCCTGCAGCGCCAGCCCGCACTCGCGGCCGGTTCTCCTGGGCAGAGCACCTGCGCCTGGCCCTGACCGAGCTCGTGTTCGGACACGCCTTCTTCGAGCAGGTGTACGACGTCAGCGGAGACGACGGGCTGGCGCACCTTGCCAAGCTCGCCTGGCGCCCTCCACGGACGATCTCCGCGATGAAGGTCGATAAGGACGGTGGACTGGCCTGGATCGAGCAGTTCGCGGACTCCGGCCGCGTACGGATCCAGGTCTCCCGCCTGGTCGCCTACGTCAACGATCGTGAGGGCGGTGACTGGGTCGGCCAGTCCCTCTTGCGCAGCGCGTACAAGAACTGGCTGCTCAAGGACAGGATGCTGCGCGCACAGGCCATGACGGTCGAGCGCAACGGCCTTGGCGTCCCGGTCTACACCGGCGCCAAGGCCCCGGAGAAGGCCAGCGTGCAGGAGACCAAGGAATGGACCGAGCAGGAGAAGGACGCGGGCCTCAAGGTTGCCACCAGCTTCCGAGCCGGAGAGGCCGCAGGAGCTTCCATCCCCGCCACTGCGACCCTCGACCTCAAGGGCGTCTCCGGAGACCTGCCGGACACCGACGGGCCGATCCGCTACCACGACGAGCAGATAGCCCGCTCCGTCCTGGCGCACTTCCTCAACCTCGGCACCGAGACCGGCTCTTGGGCCCTCGGCTCGACGTTCGCGGAGTTCTTCACCCAGTCACTCAACGCCGTCGCACTGCACATCGCCGACGTCGTCCAGCAGCACGTCATCGAAGACCTCGTGGACCTCAACTGGGGACCCGAGGAACCCGCACCACGTCTAGTGGTCGAGCCGATCGGCCAGGAGCACCCCGCCACCGCCGATGCCATCAAGACTCTGGTGGACGCGGCCGTCATCAAACCTGATGACGCCCTGGACGCCTACATGCGAACCCAGTACGGCCTGCCCGTGGCCCAGCCCGAAGACAACGAGGAGGAGCCCGCACAGGCCCCTCCAGCACCACCGGAACCGGACCAGGACGACACCCCGGACGGCGCCCTGGGCATCGACGAGGTGGCCGACCCCGACGACGGCCCCCGGCCTACAAGCCGCACACGGAACTGGTTCAGCCGCCTACTCACGCGACGCCACCGACCACACCCACGATGAAAGGAGCCCCCGGTGACCAAACGCCCGTGGGCCAAGATCGACCTGCACCCGACCGCAGCCGCTGACGATGGCACCAGCTCATCCCCGTCGGCCGCTGACATCACCCTCTACGGCACCATAGGCGCCGACCTGTGGGGCGACGGAATCTCCGCCTCCGACCTCGCCCGCCAGATCGCCGCTCTCGACGTCGACGAGCTCAACGTCTACGTCAACAGCCCCGGCGGAGCCGCCTGGGACGGCCTGGCCATCATGAACGCCCTGCGCCGCCATAAGGCGAAGGTGACCGTCACCGTCGACGCGCTCGCGGCATCGGCTGCCTCGGTGATCGCCATGGCCGGCGACCGGATCGTCATGAATCGCGGCAGCGAGCTGATGATCCATGACGCCTCGGGCTGGTGCATCGGGAACGCTGAGGCGATGGCGGAGACCGCGCAGGTCCTGTCCAAGCTCTCCGACTCCTATGCGGCCGCCTACGCGGCCCGCGCCGGGGGCAACACTGAGGACTGGCGGGCCCGCATGCGGGCCGAGACCTGGTACACGGCCGAGGAGGCCGTACTCGCGGGCCTGGCCGACGAGTGGGTCGATGCCCCACCAGCCGAGGCCCGCTTCGACATGTCCGGCTTCCGCTACCGGGGGCGCGCCGCCGCACCAGCCCCCGTATCCAAGCTTCCGGCGTCCGAGCCGGAGGACCACACCACCACCATCCGAGAGGAAACCATCATCATGACTGATGAGCTCAAGGACGGCCTGCGTGACCGGCTCGGCCTGGCCGAGGACGTCACCGAGACCGCCATTCTCGCGGCCCTGGACGAGCGCCTGGCCGTCTCCGCCGCGATCGAGCCGCCTGCCGGCACCTGCCTGGTCGACCAGGCCGCGCTGGATGACCTGAAGGCAGCCGCCGAGGCCGGCCGCACGGCCCTCGCGGTCCTTGACTCCGAGCGCCGGGACAAGATCGTCGACGACGCGGTCAGGGACGGTCGTATCGCACCTGCGGCCCGCGCCTCCTGGCGCGCAATGGCCGACAAGGATGAGGAGGGCACCAAGACGCTGCTCTCCTCCCTGACCCCCAACACCGTGCCCGTCGCCGAGGTCGGCGTCGGAGCCGGCAACGAGACCACCACCGAGGACGATCGCCTCTACGCGGCCGCGTGGGGCAGCAAGGAGAACTGAGATGGCTGACTACCTGCCCAAGCACCTCCCGGGCCAGGCGATCTCCCTGGCCGCCTCCGCGAAGGTCATCGGCGGACGCCTGGTCGCCGTGACCGGCGCCGGAACCGTTGGCCCCGCCGGGGCCGACAGCGGCGCCGTGGTCGGCGTAGCCGGCTTCGACGCCAGCACCGGAGAGAAGGTGACCGTCTACCGCGGCGGTGTCCAGCGCCTGCCCGCAGCCGCCGCTATCGCCGCCGGCACCCGGGTCTGCGCAGCCGCAGACGGCAAGGTCACCGGCACCGGCACCAAGCAGATCGGCCTGGCACTGACCGCCGCCGCAAAGGCCGACGACGTCGTCGAGATCGCTCTCGACTGAGAAAGGAAAGAGAGAGGTCTCATGGGCTCCTACACCTACCCCATTGCCCACCCCGACAAGACACTGACCCCGGAGCAGGTCCACATCCTGCTCTCCAAGCCTCAGCTGGTCGCCAAGCGTCTGGCAGACATCACCCAGATGCGTTTCATCGCGGACTTCCTGCTCTCCGGCCGCTTCGATGCCACCGGCGGCGGAGTCTTTTACGAGACCGGCGAGGAGATCTTCGCCTCCGACGCCCCCGAGGCTGTCGCACCTGGCTCTGAGTACCCCAAGACGGTCCTGACCACCGGAGAGATCGCCGCCGCCCGCACCGTCAAGTGGGGCATCTCCACCGACGTCACGGACGAGAAGATCGCCCGCGAGGGCATCGCCGTCGTCAACAAGGCCCTGGCCCGCCTGGGCAACGTCATCATCCGCCACGTCGACACGGTCGCATGGGGAGTCATCTCCTCCAAAGTCACTTCCACCGAGACGTCCGCTGCCTGGGACACCCCCGGCGCCGCCGTCGAGGCCGTCACCCGCATCCGAAACGCCCGCGCCGAGCTCGGTACCGGCCTGGACCTGTCCACGATCGTGCTCCCTGGCGCCCAGTACGCCAAGTTCATCGGCATGCTGGTCGACAAGGGCGCTCTGCCGCGCGAGAACGCCAACCCCGCGCTCAACGGCACCATGCCCGTCAACGCCCTGGGCCTGACATGGACGACCTCGCCACACGTCACCGGTAAGGACCCGTGGCTGTTCGACACCGAGCAGCTCGGAGGCATGGCCGACGAGAAGCTCAACTCGCCCGGATACGCCAGCGCCGGCGGCACCAACATCGAGTCCCTGTCCAGCCGCACCGAGCGCGACGGCTACGACCTGCGCGGCCGCCGTGTCACTGTCCCCGTCGTCACCGACCCCATGGCCGGCGTCCGCATCACCGGGACGAACCTCTGATGGGCGCGCACACCGCCCCGCAGGGCGCCATCACGCACAAGGTCGTCGGCGCAGCCGTCGTTCTGGCCACCGAGGACCGCTCCGAGCGCTATCTCTACCGAGGAACGGTATTCCCCGCCTCCGCCTTCACCGAGGCCTCGGTCGCCCACGCCGTCGAGCTCGGGCTCGTGGTTGCCACCGTCCCCGAGACCGTCTCCACCGATCCCAAGACGGGTGAAGGCGAGGGCGACGGCGGGGGAGACGACAACCCCGCCCAGGGTGACAGCGGCAAACCCAACGGCAAGACCGCCAGCGCTCGCGGCAAGCAGGACTAAGGAGGTAAGGGGCGGTGACGATCACTGTTGAGGACCTGGCGTGCCTGGACAAGACCCTGGCTCGTCACGTCCTGATCCACGCACGCGTCATCGCCCCGTGCCTCCAGTCCCTGGACGGTGAGGACGCGGTCGACGCAATCGCCATCCTCGACGGGGTCGCAAGAGAGGCCATGCGGCGCGGAGACCGTCGCCTGGTCTCCCAGTCCGTGGGAACAGCCCGAGCCACCTACGTGTCCTCCACTGAGGCCGCGTCCTGGTTCACTGAGGACGATAGGCAGGCGCTGCGCTCCCTGTGCGCAGTCGCATCCCTGTCCTCCCAGGGCCACCCCGTGGGCCGTTTCCCGGCCCCGTCGACGGCGATCCGGCGCGTGTGGCCCGAAGAGGAGACCTGATGGACTTCCCCTCACGCTTCATACGCCGCAGACCCCGCAAGGTGCCTGACCCTGTCAACCCCCGCCGGATGATCGAGTCGTGGGACACCACCAACGACATCGAGCTCCACGGGTTCCTGGACTCCCAGGACTCCGACGAGGACCCCGGCCCCGTTAGGTCCGAGGTGTCTACAACCGCGACCCTCTACGTCGAGGACACCACCCTGGACGTAGCCAGAGGCGACCTCATCACCGACGGGGCCCACTCATGGCGCGTCGACGGCTTCCCTGCCACACCCAAGAACCCGTTCACCGGATGGCAGCCATACCTCGTGATCCGGCTCAAGGAGGTACGCGGCTGATGGCCAGCACACAGATCCGCTTCAACCCGAGGTTCTTCGACCAGATCCTCAAGTCCCAGCAGGTCGCCGCCCTCACCCGGGGCGCCGCAGAGCACATCCGCGACCGAGCCAAGGCCGCAGCCCCAGTGGACACCAGTGCCTACCACGACGGCATCGTCGTCCGAGAGCGGGACACCGCCCACCGCAAGACGTTCCGCGTGGTCGGCACCGACGCCAAGACGATGCTGATCGAGGCCAAGACCGGCAACCTCGCCCGCGCACTGAGAGCGGAGGGATCCTGATGACCCGCGTCCTCCCACCAGACCTCGAGCTGTGGCTCACCGCCTACCTACGGGACGCGCTCACCGCCGAGGGGCTGGACGTCGAGGTGGACTCCAAGGAGCCGACCGATCTCACGACTCCGCTGGAGAGGCCGCTCGTCGTCGTCCGCGACGACTCAGGTGGCAGAACCTCCCGGGTGTCGTTCTCCCGCCAGGTCGGTGTCAGCGTCCTGGCGGGCACCCGCATGAACGACTCCGAGGCCCGGCACCTGTCGCGCCTGGTCTACTCCATCGCCACAGACGACGAGATCACGCTCGCAGCGGGCTCTCCCATCGCCGCAGTGATCTCCTCGGGCTGCAACGGCCCCTACCCGGTCGAGGACGCCCAGGACGTCTCCCGCCGCTACTCCACCCTCTCCTACCGCGTGGTGGGCACCTGGTAGCCCACCCGACTCCGCAGCACCACTCTCTTCGGCCCGCCCCTGACCGGGGGACGGGCCTTCCTCATGAAAGGAAACCCCAATGGCGCTCTACACCGCCGACGACTACGACCTCAACGAGGTAGGCATCCCGATCACCGGCATGGCCGCCTTCGCCCCGCTCGCAGCCGGCAACGTCATCGCCGACGAGGACATGGGCAAACCCGACATCACCTTCCCAGCCGCCTACCGGCGACTCGGCCTCTACAAGGAGGACGGCGGCGCCGAGGAAGGCCGCGACGACAAGGACGCCACCGAGTTCTTCCAGCAGGGATACAAGTTCCCCGGAGAGTCCACACAGACCGTCAAGATCGGCCTGGCCGAGGACAACCCCAACGTCAACGCCCTGATCGACGGCAAGGAGCCCGACGCCAACGGCGTCGTCTACGTCGACTCCTCCCTGCCCTCAACCCGCTTCCTGCTGTTCGTGGCCACACGCTACAAGAACGGACGCGAGCTGCGCCGTCTCGGCGTCGCCCGTATCAAGGAGGTCGAGGTCGACCAGGAGGAGCGCGGCAGCGTCAAGGCCAAGTCCGTGACCTTCGAGTGGTCCCCGGACCCCCTCCTCAAGAACGCCCCCTTCAAGAAGTGGCTGGGCATCCCCGGAGGCATCAAGGTCCGCATCTCCGCCGCCACAGCCAAGGTCAAGGTCAACACCACCGTCCGGCTCTCCGCCACCACCGAGCCCGCCGGCCAGGTCGTCACATGGACCACCTCCGACAAGGACAAAGCCACCGTCGTCGACGGCCTGGTCACCGGTGTCGCCGTCGGAACCGCCACCATCACCGCCGCCGTCGGAGAGCAGAAGGCCACCTGCGAAGTCACCGTAGACGCCGCCTGACCCACCAATGACCGCCGGCCGGGGACTGGGGATCGGGGACCTCCCCGGCCGGCACACCACCCCACAACCACGCCCCGACACCACCCCGACAAGGAGACCCCCGTGACCACCCCCGATACTGCCACCTACGACGACACGCTGCCCAACGGCCTGGACTTCGACACCTGGGACGAAACCGCAGAAACAGCCGCCATCCAGCAGATCGCCGACAACGCCGGCATCAAGTACGTCGTCGGCGACGGCCACTTCTGGGGACGCTTCCCCGACGGCCGCATCATCAAGACCCCCGTCAAGATCACCGTCAGCGTCCTGGAGAAGGTCTCCGAGCTGACCAACGCCGGAGACGAGGTCGAACAGGTCCGCCAGATCCTGACCCTCCTCGGCGACCAGGCCAGCGCCGACTACCTCAACAACGCCGACCTCATCTCCGTGACCGACTACGCCACCAAGTACTTCAAGGTCTTCGAGCGCATCACCAAGGTCACCATGGGGGAATGACCTGGCTGGCCAGCATCCACCAGGAGCACCCACAAGCTCTCCCTGCAACCATGCGCGAGAGATACGGGTTCCCCTGGGGATGCCTCGGCCAGCCACAGGCCCCAATCGCCGAAGCCGTCACCCTGACCAAGGCCGCGCTCGCGGACACCTCCACACAGCTTGGGGCCGAGCACGCCGGATGGGAGTTCCCGGCCACAGTGCCGGAGCTGATGCACCTGATGCTGCAGGTGGATCCCAAGTACGCCAAGATGGTCCTTCCCTTTGATCCTGATGACCCCGGGCCCCGGGGCGGTGAGCAGGAGCGGTCCGAGGACGAGGTGCTGGTAGCCAAGGTCCAGGCCGAGATGGAGGCCGCGTTCACGTTCTCGTCCTGACAAGGGGGTTCGTATGTCGTCCGAAGTCGGTTCCGGTCACGTCACCGTCTTCCCGGTGATGAAGGGCTTCCGTCGGAAGGTCGCTCAGGAGGTCCAGGGCGCTGGGGATGCCGGCGCCAGGGGCTTCAAGCGGGCCTTTCAGGGGACCGGGCGTCGCTTGGGTACCTCTCTGGGGCAGGAGACCTCCAAGGGCTTCTCTGCCGCGATGAAGGGCGCTGGAGGCGATGGCGTCAAGCGTCTTGCCGCCGACGTGGCCTCCGCGTCCAGGAGCCTGTCAAGGGCTCGCCTGACCGAGCAGGATGCGGCCGGGAAGGTCACCGTGGCTGAGGCCCGCTTGGCTGAGGTGCGCGCGCGTAACGGTGCAGGCTCGGCCGCCGTCGTTGCTGCGGAGGAGCGCGTGGCCGCAGCCCGTCGGCGTGCGGCGCTCGCCTCTGAGACGACGGCCACGGCTGCTGGCCGCTTGAAGGAGGCCCAGTCGGCGCTGGCCTCCGTCCAGGGCGCCGCGCAGGCCTCCGCCGGAGGGCTCCTGGGTACGGTGCAACGACTCGGCAAGGAGTTCAAGGCAGGATTTCGGGATGCTTCCGTGGCGGCGTCGTCGACGTCGTCGTTGTCGGCCTCCCTGGGTGGGCTGGCGCAGGCGGTTGTCGGTCCTGTCAGTGACGGCCTGCTGCGTTTCCGCGATGGATTCCGCTCCTCGACAGCGGCCGCTTCCCGGTTCTCCGGGATCATGGGCACGCTGGGTGGGGCGGTACGCAAGGGCTTCGACCAGGCGTCCGCCGTGGCGGGGTCCTTTTCCCGGACGATCACGGGCATGGCGGCGAGGGTCCGCCAGTGGTCGGGGTCATTGGGATCCTCTATAGCCTCGGGTCTCTCTCCGATCACCGGGGTCGTCTCATCTATCTCCTCCAAGATCGGGGCCGGCTTCGGTGGGATCGCGCAGAAGATCTCCGCCCCGTTCACGCCCGCAGTATCGGCCGTGTCCTCGGCTGCCTCGCGCATCGGCTCCGCCTTCACCGGCGTCACGCAGCGGATCACTGCCCCGTTCGTCTCAGTCGGCTCCTCCGTAGCCGGCTACCTCTCTCCGATCGTTTCCGCAGCTGGCACGGTCGGATCCAGGCTCGTGGGTGCTCTGGGTCCGGGGATCGCCTCAATGGGCTCCTCGATGGCTTCGGGCGTCCGCTCGATGTCCTCGGCACTGTCCTCGGGACTGTCGTCGATGGTCTCGGCAGCGGCCTCCGGTGCCTCTCGAATCGGCTCGACCATAGCGTCAACGCTCTCCGGCCCGGCGACCGCCGCCGTCGGAGCTGCGGCAGCCGGCATCGGCACCGCCCTGACCGGTGGTTTCTCCCGCCTGACCGCTATCGACACGGCCAAGGCGAAGCTGCGCGGCCTGGGCAACGACGCGGCCTCGGTCGAGTCGATCATGAAGAACGCCACCGCTTCGGTGAAGGGGACGGCGTTCGGCCTGGGAGAGGCCGCCACGGTCGCGGCCTCCGCCGTCGCCGCCGGCATCGAGCCCGGCGACAAGCTCGAGGGCGTCCTGAAGACCATCGCCAACACTGCCGCCGCCTCCGGTACCTCCATGGAGGAAATGGGCGCCATCTTCAACAAGGCGGCGTCAGCGGGCAAGGCCGATACCGAGGTCATGAACCAGCTCGCGGACCGTGGTGTCCCGATCTGGCAGGCCCTGGCCAAGCAGTACGGCGTCACTGCCTCCGAGGTCCGGGACATGGCCTCGAAGGGCAAGATCAGCTTCGAGGACTTCTCCAAGGCCGCCGCCGACGCCTCGGGAACCGTCGCCTCGGAGATGGGTAACACCGTCCCCGGCGCGATGAAGAACCTCATGGCCTCAATCTCCCGTATCGGAGCGGGCCTGCTGGAGGGCGTCTATCCGCTGATCGGCCCGACGATCAACAACCTGACCAAGTCGCTTGCTCCCCTGGAGGAGAAGGCGAAGACCATCGGCGAGGTGATCGGCCAGAAGGTCACCCCGTTCGTCGAGAACCTTTCCCACAGGTTCGCAGGTCTCGCCGGCAACGCGTCTATCGCAGTCGGCGGCTTCAGCAACATCAAGGCGGTCATCGGTCCTCTGGCCGGCGCCTTCCTGGCATTGGGATCCGGCGGCCTGGCCGGGCTGCTGACGAAGATCCCGGGCCTGACGAACCTGCTGCCGGGCCTGGGCGGGGCGATGAAGATCCTCTCCGGGCCGATCGGGCTGCTGGTCGGCGCGTTCGCCGGACTGGTCGCCACGTCCCCACAGCTCCAGTCCGCCCTGGGTGGCCTGGTCAGCGGCGTGTTCGGGGCACTGGGGCAGGTTGTCACGTCTCTACAGCCGGTCATGGCTTCCCTGCTCCCGGTCCTGACCCAGGTGGGACAGGTGATCGCCGGCGCCCTGTCACAGGCACTGGTGTCGCTGACCCCGGTGATCATCCAGGTCGTCCAGATGCTGGGGCAGATGGCGGCCCAGGTCCTGCCGATGCTGCTGCCGATCCTGACCCTCGTGGCCAGCGTGATCGCCCAGCTGTTACCGCCGCTGGTGCAGGTGGTCTCGGCGATCCTGCCACCGCTCATGTCGGTGTTCCAGGCGCTGCTGCCGGTCTTCACGCAGATCATCACACTGGTCGCCCAGGTAGCGGCTCAGCTGCTGCCGATGCTCATCCCTGTGATCATGCAGATCGCCAGCGTGATTGCCCAGATCCTGCCGGTTCTGGCACAGATCATCAGCGCCATCCTGCCACCGCTCATGTCGGTCATCCAGGCCCTGATCCCGGTGTTCATGCAGGTGGTCTCGGCCGTCATACAGATCGTGCAGGCGATCCTGCCTCTACTGCCACCGATCGCCCAGCTCATTGGTGCTCTCCTGCCGCCGCTTGTGCGGCTGTTCGCCGCTGTGATCACTCCGGTGATCCAGCTAGCGGGACAGATCATCAGCAACCTGATGCCAGTCATCATGGGACTGGTGCGCGTCCTGCAGGGCCTGATCAACTTCGTCATCGGCGTCTTCACCGGGAACTGGTCTCAGGCGTGGCAGGGGGTCAAACAGATCTTCTCCGGCGCAGTTCAAGCCATCCGAGGGCTGGTCAAGGGCGCGTTCATGACCGTGTTCCGAGACATCCCCAACGCCATCAGGAACATCTTTTCCGGTGCAGGAAGCTGGCTGCTGAACGCAGGTAGGAACATCATCAACGGTCTGCTCAACGGAATCAGCTCGATGATCGGCAGGGTCAAGAACAAGCTGAGCAGCCTGACCAACATGCTGCCGTCCTGGAAGGGGCCGGCCCCGAAGGACAAGGTCATCCTTGAACCTGCCGGGCGGCTTGTCATGGACGGTTTCCAGCGGGGACTGGAGAAGCGCTATGGCGCCATCCGCTCCTCCCTGGGGGCATTCTCGGAGTCCCTGAACCTCACCGCCTCCACCTCCTCTGGGCAGGCCTCCTCGACGGCCGCACAGGCCGGTGGAGGAGCGAAGGTGAGTCAGGAGTTCCACATCGTGACCCCGGACCCGGAGGTCGCTGCCAGATGGGTGGCCCAGAAGACGAGAGCTGCGATGGGGGTGGTTTAACCGTGGCCATGCTGCTGTCCCGAGTCACACTCGTGGGCGAGGACGGCGACGCCATCGCCCTGGACTCCACTGGCCCCGCCTCCGGATACGGATGGGGACTGGCCTCGGCGTCGACAGGATGCATGGAGGGGTGGTGGACGGCCCCGGCCCCCAGGGCCGAGGCCGTCGAGCGCCCGCAGGCCGATGGTGCGTTCGCGCCCCTGTCACTGCTTGTGGGCGCCCGCGTCCTCACTGTCGTTGCCCACCACCGTGGGACCTCTCCCGAGGAGTCTCAGCAGGCCCGCGACCACATAGCCTCCCTGACCCGAGGATGGGTGAGGATCGTGGTAGAGGAAGCAACCCGAACCAGCCACGTTCGCGGTTTCCTGTCCTCCACCCAGGACCTCACCCACGTGTCCCCGACGAGGTCGACGCACTCCCTCATCTTCACCTGCCCGGACCCCACTAAGTACTGGGGGCCGGGCAGTGACGATGAGGACCTCTCCGCATGGGAGGTCCTGGAAGGTAGATGGGCCCCAGTTCACGAGGGAGGGCTCCTTCTACCCGTCTTCGACCAGGCCACTCACCCTGAGGTCACGTCCACAACGTCGCCGACGGCCCGCTTCACCGGAGTCGGTGCCGCGTCCTCGCTCCTGTGCGAGAACCGAGGCAATCAGGCCGTGTGGCCGGTCTTGGAGGTCGACGGCCCGATCTCCTGGGCCAGGTGGGTCTGCCGCGACCACGTTGTCCAGTGGGCCTCACCGGTCGCAGCCGGGTCCATGCTGCGGATCAACTCCCAGGATGGCTCCGTCGACATCGGCGGCGTTCGGGTCATGGCCACCGGCCTCACGCATGACGACTTCTTCCAGCTACCTCCTGGAACCTCGACCGTCGCCGTCGAGGCCGACCGCGAAGCGACACTGAGAGTGAGGTGGCTCAGCGGATGGACGTAGTCACCATCTTCGACACAGTCTCAGGACACCGCCTGGGCCGACTCCCCGCACAGTCCTGGAAATGGAGCCGCAAGGTCTCCCGCTCCGGATCCCTCGAGGTCACGGTCAGGCTCACCCAGGACATCGTCGGTCTCGACCTGCGCGAACGAACCAGACCATGGCGAACCGTCCTCGCCGTTGTCTCCGGTAACCGGATCCTTGCCGCAGGCCCCATCTACAAACGCAGCTGGGACGCCGACAGCGAGGAACTGTCCATCTCGTGCGGAGACTGCCTCGACCTCCTCAAACGCCGCCTCGTGCTCCCCGTGGCGCAGCGTAACTATTCCGGTGGCGAGATCCAGGGATCCGACGGGAAGTGGCCACTGGGATGGTCGATCAACCTGACCGGGACACTCAGCGACATCGCCGCCAGCCTAGTCAGAATCTCCCTGATCCACGGCCGCCTCCCCATCGTCCTGCCGTCCCCGGTCGGCGGCTCCAACGAACGCAACTACCACGGCCCGGACCTGGCCACCGTCGCCTCCCGTCTGCAAGACCTCAGCGAGGTCATCAGCGGCCCGGAGTTCCTCTTCCAACCCCGCCTCGTCAACGGCGGAGATCGCATGGAATGGCACATGCTCATCGGCGACCCCGAGCTCATGCTCGCCGAGCACACCTGGGACGCACGCAACCGACGCCACCCCATGGTCAAGCTCTCCGTCGAGGAGGACGCCTCCGACATGGTCTCCGACGCCTGGGAGCGAGGAGGAAACCAAGAGGACCTCACCGTCCTGGGCCGCTACCACGACCCCTGGCTCGAGGAAGCCGGATGGCCCCTCCTGCAGTCCGCCGGCACCAGCCACTCCTCAGCATCCGAGCTGACCACCCTCACCGCCTACGCCAAGGCGGCAACCGTCCAACGCTCACACTCCACCGAGGTTGTCTCCCTCAAGGTCCGCCGCATCGACGAGGGGGGATACCTCCTCGGCGACACCGTCACCCCAGGAGACCACGTCCTCCTGCGCATGGCCGACCCCTACATGGGCAACAACATCCTCGGCCTCAAGGTCCTGGAGACCAGCGGCGACAAAGGCGACTGGATCACCTGCGCCTGCCGAGAGCTCATTGACCCCGACATCTAACGAGAATCCCGACATGCCTCTCTACCGGCCAGTCCGCCTCACCGAGACATCCATCCCAGACCGCCTCGCGGACCTCTCCCGTGACGTCGACGCAATGTCCGCCCTCACCTCGGGCCAGATCAACTCAACGATCACACGCCTGCGGGAAACCATCAGGGCACTCCCGATCACGGTGACCGTCCACGGACGCCAAAACGGCTTCGACGTCACCTCCGTCGAGCAGGACATCCTCGTGACCACCTACGCGGTCCCGAAGGACAAGACCCACGCATCGGTATTCGCAGGACTCGCAGGCTTCTACAACGCCGCAGGCGCCCGCAGCGACCACGCCGGATTCAAGATCCGCATCGCCTCAGTGAGAAGCCAGTTCCTACCCAAGTCCGCAGGAAACATGGACACCTACCAGCTCGGAGGAGTCTTCAGCGCCAACGTCGACGTCACCCCCGGCGGCAGCATCGAGATCGCCGCCGTCGCAGGAGCCGGCAAGACCCTCGGCAGCGGCGCCACCAACTGGGCAACTATCGACGCCGTAGTCACCTTCAACCCCTGACAGGAGAAACACATGGCGAACCAACGCGGAATCGTCTCCGGCTGGGATACGGGCGCAGAACGCCCCAAGGGCGTCACCACCCCAGGCGACATGCGCGCCTCACTCGGAGCCCTCTCCCGAAGCGAGGGCATCGTCCTGGAAGCCGGCGCAGCCGATATCACCCGATCCACCGTCGCAATGTCCATCAGCTGGACCTCATTCACCGCAGTCATCTCCTCCCCACTCGGAGGATGGCTCAGCCCCCGCATCGGAGCAGCCTCCCAAACACTCCAACCCGGAGACACCACCTACCCCCGAAAAGACATCATCTGGGTCCGCCACCACGACTACGAACGCGACGCCTCCCACCCAGACAGCGAGGTCGAAGTCGGCTACACCACCGGCACCCCCTCAGCCATGCCACTCGACCCGAGCATCCCCGTCGGAGCGCTCGCGGTCTTTACGATCCAGGTGCCGCGTGGCGCGATGAGAGGCTCGGACATTTCTGCCGTACTAATCAGGCGGGCGCGGTGGACGACGCCGGTCGGGGGTGTCCTTACTGCGCCTTCCGACTTCGATGCTAGGAATCTCGTGCAGGGTGTGCGGGCGTCGGCTGATGCGCCGATCTACGTGTGGCGTTCTGACCTCGGGGCACTGACTGTGTGGGACGGTGCGTCCTGGAAGTCTCAGTCATTGGTGCTGGGGTCATATCAGTTTTCCGGTGACTCGCCGTTCAATGCGCCAGTTCCGGCCCCGGGAGCCAACTTCCTGTTTAAGACCGGCTATCAGTCGGGAGCGACTCAGATATCGGGCACCGTCGGCTACCTTCAGTGGGTTTCGTTCGCTACTCCGTTCCCGAAGGACTGTCTGGTCGTGATGTGTCAGCCGCTCTACTACGTCGGAGGTCAGTACTCCTTCTCCGATGCCACTCCGGTGATGGTTGACCGGAAGGACCGTACCGGTTTCCGGGCAGTATGCGTTGGAGAGCGTGCTTCCCACCCCCATTCCATTGGGTGGCTCGCCATCGGCCACTAACGCCCACTCTCTATTCACCCTCCCCGTGCCAGCCTGGTGGCGGGGGTTTTCTGTACCCAGAATCAGGAAGGATTCGCATGTCTGTCGCGTCAGTCGCAGCCCGCATCGCACGTCGTATCTGTGATGTGGAGGATGTTGGTTATTCGCAGCCGGATCGTGGGACGTGGTTCTCGGTGGCGGACTGGGAGGGTCACGTCAAGAGCCCGCAGAATGCTGACTGTTCCAGCTTGGTGTGCGGGGCCGTGAATTATGGTTTGCATGATGCTTTTGGTGTCCCCTGGGGGCACAAGGCTCTGCTCGAGATTGATGACTTCTGGACAGGCAATATGCGGGGCGGCCTGGAGGCCAGAGGCTTCCAGGAGGTGCCCTGGGAGGACGCCAACCTTTACCCGGATGGTGGTTTCCAGACGGGCGACGTTGTCCTCTCGGTGGCCAGCGAGGGAGGCAAGAAGCATGTCGTCATCATCACCGACGCCGCCAACGACCTCCTCAGCGAAGCCTGGATCGCCGAGGACGGCAGCATTGACGGCTACCTGGGTGATCAGACCGGGGGTGAGACCAGAACCGTCCCCTACTCCTCGCACCCGTACACCAGCTCGGGGGCTTGGACGAGCTGTCATCGTTTCAACAGCGACCGGTTCCTGGCTCAGTGGCCGGAGTTCGCCAAGACGACCTCAACACCCAAGCCCACACGGGCGACGCCGTCGGCGCCGGCTCATGCTCACGGTATTGACGTCTCCTCTTACCAGGAGGAGGCCAACATCGCGGGCATGTGGGCGGACTTCGTGATCGTGAAGTGCACTGAGGGCGATGGGTACACCAACCCGTGCATGGGTGCGCAGGCCCAGGCGACCTTGAGCAGTGGCAAGAGGCTGGGGCTGTATCACTTCGCCCGTCCCGGCGACGTTTCCGACCAGGTGCGGTACTTCCTGTCCGCTGCCAAGCCCTATCTCGGGCGGGCTACCTTGTGGCTGGACTGGGAGGACGACGCCCCGGCCCAGGGGCCGCAGTGGGCGCTGGCGTGGCTCGACGCCGTCGCAGCGGCTACCGGCACGACGCCGGGCATCTACATGAACGACTCGGTCCTTAGCGGCTACGGCTGGGCGGCCGTCGCCGCGAGGTACCCACTGTGGTACGCCGACCCGACGAACTACAACACCACCTACATCGGCTACATCGACCCGGCCGTCCCCTCGCTTCGGTTCTGGGGGCAGCCGTTGGTTCACCAGTACTCCCAGCGGGGGCGCCTGGCCGGCTACGGCGGGGCACTGGACTTCAACCGGCTTCGCGACCGCACTACCTGGGACCGGATGGTCGGCGGCGGCCACGTCAACGCCCCGTCCGCGTCCGCGGCGCAGGCGAGCCCCTACACCGGCAAGTGGAATCGGTCGGACGGCCAGGGCGAGCTTGTCTGCAACGGGGTCTTCGGGCCCGCGACGATTGGTCGCCTCCAGCAGGTCATGGGCACGCCCGTTGACGGGGCCCTGGACGACGACGGCAGCCCGGCGATTGAGCGGCTCCAGGCGTTCCTGAACTCGGCTGTCCCGGCGGACACGCAGGTCGCTCTGAACGACGCTCCGGCGCTCGACGTCGACGGCGTGCTCGGCCCGGACACGTGGCGCACGCTCCAGTACCTCATCATCGCCTGGCACAAGGAGTACCTGCCCGACGGCTGGGACTACGCGGATTGGGTCGACGGTGAGGCAGGCCCAGCGACCATTGGCGCTCTCCAGCGGGCCCTCAACAACTCCAGGTCTGGCTCCGGCCGTCTCTGGTGACCACTCATTTAGGAAGGAACACACATGAAGGCACTCGTCTCTGACCCCTTCGTCACTACCGTCATCCTGGGCATCCTGTGGCCCCTCATTCAGGCGGCCCTGGACCGCCCCTGGTGGACCCGGGGCCGCCGCGTCACCCTCGTCATCGTGGCCGCCGTCGTCCTGACAACCGGCGCGTGGGCCATCAGCGCCTACCCCCTGGCCGTCGGGACCCTGGCCGCCCAGACCGGCCGCTTCCTCGGCTTCGCCTGGCTCGCCTTCCAGGCCCTGTCCCACATCAAGATCCACGGCATCACCGTGATCGAGTGGGCCGGAATCCTCACCCCCGGCGGCGAGACCCGCACCGACTACACCCCCCGCCACGCGGCCGCGCCCGAGGGCGAGCCGCACTCGTCATGATCCTTGCGACCCATCCGGCCTGGAGAGATCCGGCATGGGTCACCTCAGTGGCCACCCTTCTCACAGCCCTAGCCGGTCTGTGGGGAGGGTTCCACATCGGACGACAGGGTTCCAAGGCTGCGGCCCGCAGCCGTGAGGAGACCCGCGCAGCGATCGAGGAGACTCTCGAGGCCGCGCAGGCCACGAAAGAGCAGGTGACTAACCATCACCCCTCAAACCTGCGCGACGACGTCTCGGAGATCCAGGTCCAGGTCGCTCAGACCCGAGAACAGCTGGCTCACCTGACCGACATGTTCGTCGCCGGTCAGCAAGCCTCCGCAGCCCGCGACGACGCACTACGCTCAAGCGTCGATTCGATAAACGCCCGCTCCGAACGGACCCACGACGCCATCTTCTCCCGCCTCCGAGACATCGAGAGCGGCAGAGGCCGCCGAGTCAGAAAGGACTGACCAATGGCCGATCCCATCGCTCCGTACGGGCGCATCACCGGCCGGTGGACAGACGTGGCTGGACTACCCGCCAAGGGCTCCGTCACCGTCACAGTGACCAGACCCCCGGTTGTCGCGGATACCGGCGCTGGCCGCGTCATCATCGTCCAGAACACCACCACCCCCATGGACTCCCAAGGCGCCGTCAGTATCGACGTCCTAGCTCCCGCCCATACCGACCCGCAGGCGGCTGCATGGACCTGCACCGTCTCCGTCCGTGTCCCCGGCTCCTACCACCAGACGCACATCGTCGCCGTCACCCAGGGCACCGTCACCGACATCAGTGCCTTGATCCCGTCGCTGGGCGAGCCAACCAACACCGCGCTCGCGGCTGGGCTGACGCACCTGCGTGACTTGGTGGCGAAGCTGACTGCCCGGGTCGTGGCGCTTGAGTCTGGTGCTCAGCCTCCCGGCCCGAAGCCGCCGTCGCCGTCTGGGGCGACGGCGGTACTTCATCGTGATGGATCTCTGACGATTGGAGCGACCCGTGAGTGAGATCGTCGATGTCAAGGTCTACACCGCCGCCCAGAGCGACGAGCGTTTCCAGGCGCGCGGCGACTACGCCACCAAGGCCGACGTCGCGGCGTCGACCTCTCCGCTCAGTGGGCGTGTCGACGCCCTGGAGGGGAAAGTCGATGCCGCGGCCTCCAAGGAGCAGCTGGCCGACTACGCCACTACCGTCTCGGTGGCGCAGACGTATGCCACCAAGAGCGAGATGACGACGGCTGACCACGCGCTCGGGGTGCGGATTGATGGCTTGTCGTCGAAGGTGGACGCGGCGGCCTCCAAGGAGCAGCTCGGCGCCTACCTCACTAGGAGTGACGCTGAAGCCACCTATGCTACCAAGCGGGCGCTGGCAGAGGCTCAGCTCGGTGGTGGAGGAAAGGAACCAGATCTCTCGGGCTTTGCCACCAAGCAGGAGATGCAGTCTGCCGACAGTGCTCTGAGCGGCCGGATTGATGGCTTGGTGGAGAAGGTCGACGCTGCTGCGACAAAGGCCGAGCTCGCCGGCTACCTGTCGACCGTCGAGGCCGCCACGACCTACGCCACCAAGCAGGAGGTCACGACCTCGGCGTCGGCTCTGGGCGGTCGGATTGATGGCTTGTCGTCGAAGGTGGACGCGGCAGCCACGAAGGAGCAGCTCGGTGCGTATCTCACCACCGAGGCGGCAGGGGCGACGTACGCCACCAAGGCCGACACATCCTCAGCGGATACTGCGCTCGGCAAGCGCATTGATGGCTTGGTGGAGAAGGTCGACGCTGCTGCGACAAAGGCCGAGCTCGCCGGCTACCTGTCGACCGTCGAGGCCGCCACGACCTACGCCACCAAGCAGGAGGTCACGACCTCGGCGTCGGCTCTGGGCGGTCGGATTGATGGCTTGTCGTCGAAGGTGGACGCGGCAGCCACGAAGGAGCAGCTCGGTGCGTATCTCACCACCGAGGCGGCAGGGGCGACGTACGCCACCAAGAGCGAGGTCACGTCGGTGAGCACGAGCCTCGGCGCGCGCGTCGACGCGATGCGGAAGAGCGTCGACCTGGCCGTTGCGGATCAGTCCCCGTTTCGCCGGGGCGCGCGCTACTACAGCCCGGCGTCGTACTGGTGGCCCGACTTCTACCTGGACCAAGACGACAATCCCGATACCCATTCCAAGTGGGGACAGCTGCTCACCATGGGGGACGCGCTCGGAATCGTGGTCCTCAACCGCAACTCCGGGGACTGGTCGACCTTCGACAAGGACTTCAAGGAGCAAGGGGAGCGGGCGCTGTCTGCCGGTGCCCGCCGGTGCGTCTTCTACATCAAGACGCAGTACGCCGTAGCCACTCTCCCCGAGGGCGACAAGGCCCGTGAGGGAGTACCCGATGCTGGTAAGTACACCAAGGAGTACATCCTCTCCCAGGTCAAGAACGCCCACGACCAGTACCCCGGCGTCTGCCAGGGCGTCTTTCTGGACGAGACGATCAACGGGTGGGGAGAACAGGCCTCGCGAGTCCCCTTCTACCAGGACCTGGTCGCAGAGATCCGCAGGCTCTATGGAAAACAGTTCTTCATCGTCTGCAACGCCGGATCCAACATCTCCGAGGCGATGGTCGCCCTCGACGTCGACGTGTACATGACCTACGAGGGAACTGCAGAGAAGTTCCTCAAGGACGACCCGGCCTCTCCGCTGATGCCGGCGCACATGGCGTCCCAGCCCTCGATCCGTTGGTGGGCGGTGGTTCACGACACTACGCAGGAGAACTACCAGCAGGTGTTCGCCCGTGCTGAGTCACTGGGCTACGGGCACCTTTACGTCACCGACGGCAAGCTCGTCATGGGGCAGGGAGGCCAGTGGAACCCCGACGTGAACCCCTACCAGAACCCGCCCTCATCATGGATCCAGGCACTCCTGGTCCCGTGGATCAAGGGCTACCTAGCCCTGTACACCGAGGTCCTGCGCTTGCGCGAGGCAGCCGCCAAAGTCCGGCTCCTGGTGCTTGGCAAGAACGAGCAGATTCCTGCCGGCACCCCCTCCGGCACGGTCATCGTCCGTAAGGAGCGGTAAGGCATGCCCGTCTCATCATGGCCATGGAAGGACAGGTGGTGGACCTCCGAGAAGGTCACCTGGAACGGGAACGACGCCACCGCCCAAGCCGGAGCGATCCTTGTTCCCTGGGCGGCCGACGCCAAATCAGTCACCGAGGCCAGGCAGTGGGACATCGAGTACATCTACACGGCCGCTGCCGCCTCCCAGGTGACGATCGCGCAAAACCTGTTCCGTGAGCCGGGGGAGGCCGGCAACGCCGGCCAGGAGTCCCTAGCGACCTCGAACCTCGCGCCAGGAACCCGAATGGTGCTGACCGTCCGCATGATCCTGCACAAGGGACTGCCGTTGTGGACCCCACAGTTCAGCATCCCGGACGGTCAGCCACCAGTCACGTTCCACAGGATCGCCGCATGGCCCGCACAGGTGGAACCCACGCCTAAGCCAGCACCTATCAGGATCCGATCCCAAGCCTCCGGCTTCGCCGTCGGAGGCGGAGGCGCGCCCCTGTCGTGTCAGTCCCAGGCGGGGGACATCGCCATCCTGATGATGGCCTCCCAGTGGGGCAACACCTCGGCTCACGCACCAGCAGGCTGGACAGCACAGCACAGCTCTGACGTGGGCGGACGATCGGGCTTCATCGCCGCGCTCAAGGTCACCGACCCGGCCCAGACCCAGAACGTGGCCTGGACCGGCGCCACCGCCTCAGCGGCACGAGAGCGCGCCGCCCTCGCCGTCCTCACCGGCGCCGAGGACTTCACGCTCCAAGGCTGGCAGACGACGGTCCCCGAGATCAGCAAGCTGTCCCTCCTGGTCTCCCAGCAGCATGGCGCCGCCAGAGGCGGCATCGAGATGTGGACACAGGACATACAGTCCGGAGCCCACTCCGACGCCCGCTCCTGGTCCGTACTCCTCGCCGGACTCGTCGACAAGGCCCCCAGCGTCCCCGAGAAAGATGCGCCTCAGGCATGGGCATGGGTCGACCTCACACCAGCCAAGGCCCCGACCCCACCGCCCACCGACACTGTGGAGCTCACCGGCGAGGCGGAACCCGGCAGGGTCCGAGTCCTCACCGACGCCGAGGAAATACCCGCCCGCATGGCCGCGATGCCCGCCGGCTACGCCAGCGTCGACACCATGCTCAACACACACGGCTTCGCCGTCGCACACCGCGGCGGCAGCCTGTCCTGGCCAGAGGCCTCCATGCGCGCCTACACCGCAGCCGTCGCCCACGGAATCGGCGCCCTGGAGATCTCCTGCCAACAGACCGCCGACGGCGTCTGGGTCCTCAACCACGATCAGACCCTCAAACGAGTCGACCCCACCGCACCGAACACCCCAGTCACCCAGATGACCTGGGCGCAGATCCAGACCTACCGGACACAGGGAGAACCCTTCGCCCGCATCGAGCAGGTCCTCAACGCCTACGCCAGCTCCCATGTCATCGTCCTGGACCCCAAGTACTCAGCCGCCAACTGGCGAGCGCTCGCGGCCTTGCTGCCCGAGGGTGCCAAGGACCGGGTGATCTGGAAGTTCAGTGTTGATGCGACGTGGTTGGCCCGGCAGTGGGTCGCAGACGGTTGGAGGTGCTGGGGATATTCCTATCCGGAGCATGTCACCAGTGACCAGCTCAAAGGATGGCAGGAGCCGTGGACCTGCCTCGGCATGTCCTGGGACGCCAGCAAGGAGGTTTGGGACAAGACGTTGGCATTCGGCAAGCCGGTGTGGGGCCATATCTGCCCCACGGCGACGGCCTACGCCACCGCTCTGGGGAAGGGCGCCGTGGGGTGCATGGTCTCCGGCGTTGCGTCGCTCTATCCGTCCTCGGTGTGACCGTCAGTGCTCCGCCACCCTGTTGTGGGTGGCGGAGCACTATTGCTGTTTTTGCCCATCGCCAGGGCGAAGGACCAGCATAGATCGGGTGTTCTCGGAGTTACTATGAGCCCACCTCATCCCTACTTTTCTCAAGGAGACTCCC